GTTTCCCAGTCACGATCAGGAGGTGTGTCTGTGAACACGTAAATAAGCGTAACACCGGCTGGTTTTGGAAAAAGTCCCGAGTTCTCAATGATCCGCTTTTCTGCTTCTGATAATTTTGTTGTTACGAAATACGCTGTAAATGTCATGTCTTGGTTATCTTGTATATATAGCTGTGCCTCAAGGTCGGCAAATAACGTATCCCAGATTGTATACAAGTCGGTGATCGTCCCGTCCCAATGGTTTTCCATTATTTTTAATTTAATCGCTAATCTGTAAAGTCTATCCGGCAAGATGATCAACTCATCGGAATTTTCAAACCGCGATTTCCATATGCCAGTATCCCACGTCTCGCCTATGACGGCGGAATCAAACGTAAAATACACACCTGTGATAGGCTCTTTTAATACACGACTAACGCCGACCCACAGACCGACTGCGTCAAGCTGCACACCGATTGCAGTGTCAACAAAAAAGTCATCAATAAACCCGTTACTTACAGCCTGCAATGCAATGTACGAATTCGCGTAGGCCTCGATCAACGCCATGAACTTCGGCTTGTCACTATGTTGCGAGGGTATAAGCTTTACGTACTCGTCAAGTGTAGGTAAGTTAAGCATAGATAACCTCAACATCTGCCAACGTTGTCTGCGCTAACTCGTTAAACGCAATAGGTATGTTAGCTGTTGAGTAAGCGCCTGCGTCTCTGTTGATTTGAATTAAATCTACTTCGTATGTTTCCGACACTGGAAGCGTATTATCTAAATAACAAGGTACGTATAGCTTAGATTGGATCACATCCTCACCTATCGCAAGCCCGTTAATGTACTCTGTTACTGCTACTTTGATAAGCGTGTCAGTCGTGCTAACGTAACCAACGCCCGTATCAATCGTAACTTTGACCCCTATCTCTGCGATAGTAGGGCGGAAAAAATTAATGACGTTAGACATGCCGACCTCGTCGTATGTTGTAACGTTAGTCGTCCCGTACGTTCCAGTGCCGGGGGCTTTAGTGCGTGCGATAGTGTCTGCTATGTCTTGATCATCACCACCAAAGACAACAAGTGAAATACTGTGCGCCGGCACTCCGTTGCTATCAGTAACTGCCGAGTCATTCTCGTACAGGATGTCCCGCGTAACTCCGTCAAGAGAAGCAACGTTACCCTCTATGCTCTCTGCGATAGATAACGCGGGTAGTGATACGGAGATTTGTTGTCTAGCGCGTAGCTCTGCCGATGTCTCAACAGGCACCCCGGCAGTCGGCACGGCGGGGTTATTAACTGATAGCCATCCCTTGGTTGGTGTTGTTATCTTAGTGATTGTGTTGGCTGGTGTTGTAATCGACCCTGGTAATTGTGCGGTACCGGTGACTGTTATATCGCCGGAGCCTGGTATCGTCACGAGTGCAGGCAACATCCATTTTTGGCTTAGTGTGTCTTGCACAACGCCATCGTTGATAACTGTCCCAACGGTACCAACTAGGTACAACTCAACCGTTGAGTATTCGTCCGGTCGCCGTTTAATACCGTTAATAGCTACGTTCTTTGTCAGAGCGTCATCCATTGCACTAGCTGGACTAAAGGAATTATATACAGCCTCGTTTACAAGTATGGTATCAAACAACATCCTTGCGAGCGACGCTATAAACTCCCCGTCTTGCGTATCTGGATCGATATTAATATCGTTTCCGAAAATAGTTGTCATGATGTCGTTACAATACGCTAGCACTTCATCATAAGTAGCGCGATGAAATCCAGTCGCGTCAACATAGCATAAGTCATTAGGATCCATAAATTGCTGCCTCTATATCTGTATTGCCAAAAATAGTCCCGACCGTTGCGCTTATTAAAACGCTACGAGTATCAGGGTTAAATGTCGAATTGAAATCGAGAATAGTTGTCACCCCAGTAGTGCCCAGTATTCTTTTTCTGATAGCCTCTTGGTATAAGTCCAGCCTTCGAAATCCCAGCACGTCCGTCTCATACGGTGTCCCCTCGGTTACATCCAAAAACCACTCACCGACCCAAAGCCTTAAACGAGTCTCTATTGACTGTGCCACGGCCTCGACGTTATCAATGTAATAATCGTATAGGTTATTGCCAAACACCATATCGCCATTTTCATCTAAGCGTCTGTATTTCATTTTACTAATCCCAGTTCACAATTGGTCGTTCTTTATTTGTATCCACAACATCTATTTTGTAACCGCCGATAATCTCTTGTACAATCGCAGCCGTACCGCCCGTTGAGTCAATCGTATTTGCGGAGACTTTGAAATTACCGGCTTCTAAATCGATTGTTGCCCCTGTAATATTAACAGTTGTCCCACTTAAGTTTAGTGTATTTTCCGCAGAAATGGAGATAGTACCTGCGTTAACATTCGCTTCGTCTGCTGTAATGTTAGTGCTTCCTGTTGTAGTAATGTTCGCTTCCTCTGCATTAATATTAACGCTCCCTGTTGCGGTGATGTTAATATCCCCGCCGTTAGTAATCTCAATTAAACAGTTTTTCGCGTTATTACGTAGCTGCACGCTTGTTGCACTTACATCACTTAATTTATTAGGTTGCGATGTGGGTGCTAATATTGCAAACCCATCCGATAAGTCGTGCATTCGCAAATCGATTTGCGTTGACACTTCACCACTCTGCCACCACTGATCAATACAACGATCGCTAAATATAATAAGCACTTCATCACCGATTGCTACTGGAAAAGTAAGCGCGTACCCGCCCCCGCGAGGCCAGACAATCGGGCAGTCAACAACGAGCGGTAACGTAACATCTAACACAGTGCCGTCGTCTTGCTTAACCTTAGCTTGTATTAACGGCTGCGCTTCTAACGTCTGCGCCTCTAGGTTAACCGAGGTTACTTGGCACGGTAGCGCTTTCCACATATCCGCTAAGTAGTCTTCAATAGCAGACCGAACACCCTCTTCTAAGTCGTACAAATACTCTCTTCTATCCGGCATATGCTTGCTCCCCTGATGGTAGAGATGAGTCCATCGAAACGCACACAACAGTTGTATACCAATCATTCCCTCTGTTATCGCCGACATGCTCCAATGCAATCACTCGGTAAATACCGTTTGAGGCCAGCGTTGCATGCGATCCGTTACTCTCTGTGTTACCGTTTACCTCAGTGTCTTGTTGTTGCAAAGCCTCCCGCTGAATCAAACTGCTTTCGATTTGAAGTATTGACCCTATTTTTAGCTGAGGGTTTAGCAGCATTTTAACGTTCACCCCCTCGGCAGTTAGTACAGGTGAGCCAACAAGTCCAGTCTTAGTGTTCAACACAACCGCCTCTTGCTTGAGTGACGATGAGTGTTTAAGCCCTTGCAAAGCGCTATCCTGCACCGTCAAACTCATTTGGTTTGCAAACCCAATCTTTCGTAAGTGTGATTTCGTGCTTCCGAACATAGTCTTCCCGCGCGGGAGCTCGTACGAGTCGGGTGAATCAATCTGTCCTTTGTCAATACCGTAACCGGATAACGCGCTATAACAAGCATCGATATGGTCTGCTGGTCTGCTTCCCGCTGCTAACGTTGTATTAATAAGGCTGAAATTAAGCCCTACATCACCATCACCAGCAAGCACTTCGACAAACGTATCAACTGAGTTTTCACTTCCTACCCGCTTGTCTTTAATATTCCCGGTAAAGATAGTCGATGAATTATCACCGTAACCGGCTTCTAAAAACACCTTCGTAAACTCACCACGTATAAAGCGATTACGTGTGTCGTTCGATACGTTATAAATTGAAAACATGCAATTCGCAGGGGTTTGGTTATCCTTTTTATCAATCTTAAATAACACCCTAAGCTCGGATAAGTCATACCCGTTACCTGCGTTATCACTAACGACTAGTTTGAAATTACGTAAGTACAGCCTAGACACCCTAATCCTCCGTCACAAAGTAAAGATTAGATTCAGTGCCTAAGTTAATATAACTAGGCGTAGCAGCAGGATCGCCATTAGTATAAACAATCAAACTACCACCTATATTTAAGTACTCATATTGCTTAAGCAAATCCACGCCCGTAACCAATGGCATAGCTAACATTAACGGTGTGTTATCCGTTGCAAGGTAAAAACTGATAAACCAATTCTTAGCTAAGTAATTCCAGTACAAAGTACAGGAATATAAAACACCTTTAAACCTAAGCTTAAATTTTTCTTGTGTCCCTGTTAGCGGCACCTTAAAAATAGCCATATCACCCATTCCCCAGAAATATCTGTCTTAGCTGAGTATTGTTTTGTTTCTTCACTTGCTTATCGCCTGTGGTTGCAGCAGCCCCAGTTATCTGTGCGTTTTTTTGGACTGCGTTTGCTGGTACTGTTGTGGTTTGTGATTCAACAATAATAATCTGCTGGAACTCCCCCGCTATCGACAATATAAAATCGTTCTCCGCGTTAGTAATGACCGGCAACGTTTTAAATAGCATGTCTTTATACAAGCGTTTGCCAGTCATAATCTCGAACGGTTCTCGGCTTGCTTGCAACGCAAGAAGCTTTGTATACAACTCTGTTAACGGCGTAAACAAAGGATTGAAAATAGCCTCTATTTTTAATACGGCAGGCTTTATAAACGCGTGGTCAGTAATACTTGCTCCACGTTCAATTGGGTGTTGTGTTATCCCTAACTCGATCGTGACTGGGAAAC